ACAAATCAGCTTTGCTGTTGATCGGCATCCAGAAGGCCATTCACTCTCCCATCGTCGAGGAAGTTATTACGGCTGACGAGCAGCCAATCCCTGTTCCAAGCAAACCCACTCCCAAACGGAGAAAGACCAATGATCCACAACCTGGGGTCGAAGACCTACATCGCGAGCCTGCTGGCCGCTGATTCCCGCACTGCTACCGCCACCGGTACTGGTTTTGACCTGCAAGGGTCGAACGATGCTGAAGGCGAAGCGATCGTGATCCTGGATTGCGAAGCTGGTAGCGGCACCACTCCTACCCTGAACGTCAAGCTTCAGGATTCGGCTGACAACTCGGCCTGGGCTGACATCACCGGCAAGACCTTCACCGAAGTCACCAGTTCTGCTGCTGCATTCGAGAAGATCAGCATCAACTGCAACGACGTGCGCCGTTATGTGCGTGCTGTCGGTACTCAAGCTGGCACCAACCCTGTGTTCGTGTACGGCGTCTCGCTGGTCTACAGCAAGAAGTACGGCAACTGATCCAGATGGCTTTCCAGGATACGCTGGCATTTTTGAACGTTGATGAGTTCGGGGTTTCCTGCACTCTTGGCGCTTCAACTTTTGTCGGCGTCCTGGATTCGCCTGTGGAGGTGCTTGCGGGTGGCATGGCCTTGAGTCGGGAGTACTCGTTATTGGCGAAGACTTCTGACGTCAGCACTGCCGCCCGTGGCACTGCCATTACTGTTGATTCGGTCTCCTATACCGTCAGGGAGAATCGAGCACTCGATGACGGTTTGTTTTCTGAGTTGTTATTGAGCAAAGTCTGATGGCACGAGTACTTGGTCTCAGTGGCGAACTCTCTGACAACATTCATTCTTTTGCCACTATTTCTACGGCCAGCGCAACAGAAACCGTAGAGGTGCAGGCGACATTGTTTACCTTTCAGCATGTAGTGACTGGTGGCAGCGTAACATTCAAGGAGCAGGGAAGCCTTGATGGAACAAACTGGTATGACCTTGCTGATGCCAAAACGAAATCTGCTGGAACATTTTGTGAGCATTACGACGGAATTATGGCTCGCTACATTCGCGTCAATGTGACAGCAATTGAAAATGGAAGAACTATTACCACAACCTTGGCCTGCACCTAATGGCTGACACGCGCCGCGAATTGATCCTGGCTCGCATTAAGAGCAACCTAGACACGATTGTTGGCGCAACGGTCTACAGGAGCCGTGTGGAGCCTCTGGCGCGTGGTGAAGTGCCTGCTGTCATTGTCGAGCCTGTCAACGATCAACCTATTGATACGAATTTCTACGACAAGCTGGACTGGTCAATGCGGGTCAGGGTCACGACACTGGTGCGTGCTGCAGTGCCCGATGATGAGTCAGATACGTACACCCAGCAAGTGCATGCCAAGTTGATGGCTGATCAGACCCTGAACGGCTACGCCCTTGACTTGACACCTGATCGAACTGACTTCAACCTGTATGAAGCTGATGTGCCGCTGGGTATTATCAGCCAGGACTTCATTGTCCGTTATCGTACAAGCAGGACTTCATTAACTAGCGCCTGACATTATGGCTAAGATTGAAAGGGAAATCCCCAATCCCGGAGTGGGCGGCAGCTATTTGTTTGACCCCAAGACGGGAAAGCTTACACTGATCACAGAAACCGCCGCTCCTACCACCGATGGCACTGACACGGAAGAAGTTTCTGATCGCAAAGATTGAGGCGACTTACGGGACCGATCCAAGTCCTGTCGGCGGCACTGATGCGGTTCAAGTCACCAATCTTGAGGTGACTCCGATTGAGTCTGACAACGTTCAGGCTGCTGCGTATCAAGGCTTTTTGGGTAACAGCACTCGCGGCACATTGGTTGCCAACAAGCGCGTCAGCGTCACCTTTGATGTTGAACTTGCTGGTTCCGGAACGGCTGGTACTGCGCCTGCGTTTGGCCCACTGCTGAAATCTTGCGGATTGAGCGAGACGATTGTTTCGTCTACTTCCGTGACCTATGCACCGGTCTCGAGCAGCTTCAGTTCGGCAACGATCTACTGCTTCTACGACGGCACTCGTCACAAGATCACTGGTGCTCTCGGCACTGTCAGCTTCAACATGACTGCTGGTCAGTTTGCTGTTGCGAGTTTCAACTTCATCGGCATCTACAACGCACCTGATGGCACTTCCCTGTCGGGTTCGTTCACTGTGGCCAATCAGGCTGCTGCGATCGAAGTGAATGACACCAACGTGACGACTGCCACCTTCCATGGTGTGACCAGCTCACGCATTGAGTCGTTCGATCTGGCAATGAATAACGAGCTGCTGTACAAGGAGACTGCTTCCAACAAGGAAGTGCTGATCACCAACCGCGCCCCTGGCGGCACTGCCGTGATTGAGGCTCCTGCAGTTGGCACCACTGACTTCTTTGCTAAGGCAGTTGCTTCTGCTACCGGCAGCACCAGCATCGTGCTAGGCGGCACTGCTGGAAATATTGTCACGGTCAATGCAGCACAGACAGACATCACTGGTTGCAGCTACGCTGACACGAACGGCGTTATCGCTCTGTCGATGCCGTACCTTGCCCTGCCTACCACGGCTGGCAACAACGAAATGTCACTCGTCTTCACCTGATCCTTATGGCTTTCATTCTCAAGAAGACTGCTTCGTACAAATGGCCCGTGACAGTGGAAGTCCCTGTCGATGGTGGCAAATTTGAAAAGCAAACGTTCGATGCAGTCTTCAAGAAGATGAGTCGTTCTGCCTTCAACGATCTAATTGACAAAGGCGATGATGTCTTGGTTGATGGGATCCTTGAAGGTTGGGACGGTGTCAAGGATGAAGAAGGCAAGGACGTGGCATTCACGCAGAAGGCTAAGAAGGAGATCTGCGACGATCCTTATGTGATGCGTGCGTTGATTCAAGCGTATGCCGACAGCGTGACTGGAGCGCCAGCAAAAAACTAAAAATCGCCGCTGAGTATTGGGCGAAAGGCGGCGTTGTTGATGAACGTGAAACTGACCTGAAAGCTCTTGGTGCTAGCGAGGAACAGCTTGCCGCCTTGAGGTTGGAGAGTGTTGAGAAAGATTGCGAGGTGTGGGAGGAGAATTGGGATGTGCTGAATATGTTCATTCGTCTGTCAACGCAATGGCACACGAGCATGGCTGGATTGACGGGATTGAACTACCAGACTTTGGAATGGCTATGTAAGCTGTATGCAGTCAAGGATCCTGTGGCAATGTTTGAAGGCGTGCAGGTGATGGAGATGGCTGCCCTGTCCGTCTTGAACAAGAGGAAGAAATGAGCCAAGTTACTGAACTGCTGGTACGGATTAAGGAGCAGGGCGGTGAGCAGCTCACGAGGCTTCAGGGCACGCTAAAAAACCTGGCGCAACAGACGGCTGCAACAAATATCAATTTCAAAGAAGCATCTGATGAGCTTCGCAAAATACAGCAAAACTCTGCAAATAGCATCAACAATCTCAAAGGTTATGCAAATGCATGGCGTGAGATTGCGAACAGCGTTGAGCTTGGTAGTGCTGAATTCAAACAAGCGTCTGCTGAGGCGGCAAAACTTGATGCGCAATTGAGGAAAGTTCAGCCTGGTGGTCGCGGGCGTCTTGCAGGTGCTGCGCAGATTGCGGGCACAATTGCTGGTGCTGGTGTCTTTGGCGGCCTTGAGGGCGGTGCTGGTGCTGCTATAGGTGGCATTATTGGCGGCGTCCCGGGATCAATTGTTGGCGGCGCAATTGGTGCACAGGTTGGACAGGCACGTCAATCGCTCGGTGGCCTTGCTGATTACACAGCACAGATTGAAAAGCAACGTATTGCTCTGCGCCTTGTTACTGCAGATGCAAATTCCTTTGCTCAAGGTTTGGTATTTATTGATCAAACAAGTCGTCAATTTGCGATCCCGCAAGAGCTGATCACACGTCAATTCACGCAGTTGTCGGCATCTGTTATTGGTGCTGGTGGAAACGTTAAAGACGCTGAGAAAGCATTTCTTGGCATTGCTGCTGGTATTCGAGGCACGGGTGGCAGCCTTGAGGACATGGACGCAGCATTGCGTGCAACTGCGCAGGTGTTCAGCAAGGGCAAAGTTAGCGCTGAAGAATTGCGTCAACAGATTGGTGAACGACTGCCTGGTGCATTTACTTTGTTTGCCAAGTCAATCGGCATGACGCCTCAGGAACTTGATAAGGCCTTGGAGCAAGGTCAAGTGTCGTTGCAAGATTTCATGAAGTTTGCCGAGGAGCTATTTAAAAGGTACGGCAAAAACGCTGAAATCATCGCCAAGGGGCCTCAGTCTGCTGGTGACCGGTTGCAGGCGGCCTTGTCACGCTTGAGCGAGAGCGTTGGTCGATTGTTGGCTCCTATTGGCGCTGCATTTCAAAGCATTTTTGCTGACATTGTCGAGGCTATTGATCGCGCTGCACGCTCTCTTGCCCGCTTCATGGGCATGAAGTTTTACGATCCGGCTCGAATCAATGAGTTAAAAGGTGACATCGCAAGAATTCGCAAGGAAATTGATCAGCTTGGGCCTACTGGCGGCAAGGCAACTGCAGGACGTGAGCAGCTTTTACGCTTGAAAGTTGCAGAGCTGACGCAGCTCGAAGGTCTCAAGCCAAAGGGTGGCTCTACTGGTCAACTGCCGCCTAGCAATTTGCCTGGGATTATCCCTGGGGCTGGCAAAGAAGGTCGCGCCAAAGAGGATCAAGAAGCGAAACGTCAAGAAAGACTGCTCGAAAGACGAATTGAGCTGACTCGCAAAGCGTCGGAATTTCAACGTGACCTTAACAACAAAGTCTTTGAGACAAATGAAAAGATTCAATCCTTAGGCGCAAACTCCATTCAAGTCTTTGAACGCCAATACATTGACAAGGTAACTGATGCTGAAAAGATTACGGGTGATTTGCTTCTTAAGATCTTCAACTTTGCCAAGGAAGTTCGCGAAGCTGGCGGCAAACTAAACATTCAAAATCTTGTTCAAACTGTTGTCACACTTGAAAATACAGCTAAATCGTTGGCACAGAATGAATACGTCACAAATTTGAATGACCTATTCAAAGAGCTTGATACAACGTTTACTGAGATCACGGATCGCGTCTACGAAAATGCACGCGCCTTGCAGTACAACGCAGATGTCATGGGTGGCCTCAAGGATGGCCTGATGGGTTATAGCGAGGGCATTGGTACAGTCAGGCAAGCATTCAGCGATTTAGCAGAATCTGGTATCAAGAAGATCGA